AACAAGGTTCGACACGTCCCCTCCGACCTTGCCAACTTCAAAGTAAAGTCCCTTAACATCTGGCTCTCAGAAGCAAACGCCTTCTTCGACCTTAACTCCTGGGACAAGTGCTTCGACCCAGACTTTAAGATCGAAGACTTCAAGCGAGAGAAGTGCTACGTCGGAATCGATCTGGCCTCCAAGGTCGACTTGACCTCCAACGTCTACATCTTCCGAAAGATGATCGACGGCTTGGCCCACTACTACCTCTACGACCGGACTTATATCCCCGAAGAAACCGCCAGGGACGCCAAAAGCACGCTGTACGACGATGCCATCGCACGCGGGTACTTACTTGCAACCCCTGGCGAGGCGATTAACTACCCGCGAATTGAGCGCGAGTTCATCGAGCTCGGGCGGGAGTTTGAGATTCTGGCCGCGCACTTCGACCCTTGGCAGGCCACCCAGTTCGCCCAGCGCCTGATAGATGAGCGATTTAACATGGTCGAATTTCGCATGACGACGGCGAACCTTTCGGAACCGACCAAGACATTGGACGCCCTTATTCGCGAGAAGCGGATCCATCACAACGGAAGTCCCCTTATGCGTTGGTGTATCGGGAACGTCGTGGCCAAGGAAGATGCAAACGGCAACGTGTACCCGAGGAAATCGCACGAGAAATTAAAGATCGATATTGCGATTGCGCTACTCATGGGTCTGGCCGGTTGGGTGAACAGCGCGCAAGAAGAGTCTGTTTACAGTTCTAGGGGTATCCTCGTACTCTAGAAGAATGAGTACGGATGCTCTAAAACAACGCAAGCAGAAGCTCAAAGAAGGAATCGAAAAGCTGAAAATGCTTTTGCTTGTCGCTAAAGACGGGCGCGAGAAAGAATCTCTCGCTAAAACGATTGCGGGATTGGAGCTCAAGCTTGCCCGGCTCAAATAATCCTGACACCCCGAGTCTTCCTAATCTTTCTTGCCAAGCTCCTTAAAATTCCAATAGCCTGTAATCTGGAGGCCTTATGCCGAAACTCATCGACTTGCCCGAGAAAAAGAAATTTGAGATCAAGAACAAAACCGAGACCGTGGCGGAGGTTCTGCTTTACGGTGCGATCGGTGAGGATATGTGGGGCGACTCAATCAGTGCCAAGGCTTTCACTGACGCCCTTAAGAAAGTCCCTTCAAGCGTTAAGACGATTGAGCTCCGGGTAAACTCTCCGGGCGGATCGGTCTTTGATGGCATGGCCATCTATGAGCGCCTTAAGAACCATTCGGCCAAAGTCGTCGCCTACGTTGACGGACTCGCTGCGTCAATTGCTTCAATCATCATCATGGCCGCTGACGAAGTGGTCATTGGTGACGGTGGCATGGTCATGATCCACAAGCCCCTAAGCGGTCTTTACGGCAACTCGGACGACATGGAGCGCATGATCGACATTCTGGACAAGATCGAGAGCCAGATGGTCGGCATTTACGCCAAGAAAACTGGCCTGAGCCGTGCTGAAATCTCTGCCGCCCTTTCCAAGGAAACTTGGTACACGGCCGACGAGGCTATCGAGATGGGATACGCCGACAAGCTTGTCGCGAGCTCCGAGTCTCTGCAAATCGCTGCAAGTGCCATGGCCCAGAATTGCCCGTGGCTCAAGAACGCACCGCAGATGAAGTCTAAAAATGAACTTGTCAGACAAAAAATTCGCGAGTTCAATAATAATGCGAAACAGTATATCAAGAAAATTTAGCTCGCTTGAGGCGCAGCTTTTTTAAAACCAAAAACCCTTGTAGGAGAACACTATGAACTTGGAACAAATGAAGGCCCGCCTCGCGGAAATCGCAGCTAAAGTTGCAGAACTCGGAGAAATCGAAGAGTACAGCGACGAGCAAGTTGCAGAGCTCAACGCATCAAGCGAAGAGTTTGAAACACTCAAGAAGCAAATCGAAGCTAAAGAGCGCGCTATGGCGATCGTAGCTTCTGCCAACGCATCAACACGCAAGACAACTGCCGAGCCAGTTGCCGCTGCCCCACGCGTCGAAGTTATGCCTTCACGCGCCGACAAGATGGGCGGATTCAAGAACTTCGGTGATTTCCTCACAGCGGTTCGCAAGTCATCAAGCGGTTCTGTAGACAAGCGTTTCCAGAACACCATGTTCGAGCGTAACGGCGAAGACGGCGGTTTCCTCGTTCCAGAAGAAATGGTAACTGACGTTGCTAAGAAGCTTCAGTCTGACGAGTCACTTCTTGCTCGCTGCCGTAACTTCCAGGTTGGAGGTAACAGCCTCACTCTCCCTACTGACGAGACAGCGCCTTGGACAAACGGCGTAGTCGCTCGGTGGGTCTCGGAAGGCGGAGCAATCGAAGAAGCAAAGCACAAGTTTGGTCTCGCTTCTTGGAAGCTCAACAAGCTCGCAACTATGGTAACAATCACCGAGGAACTCCTCGAAGATTCAGTTGCTCTTGAGTCATACATCCGTCAGGCCGCTCCTGAGGCGATCATGCACAAGATCAACTCTGCCATCATCTCTGGCAACGGCGTTGGCAAGCCAATGGGTATCTTGAACTCTGGCTTTAAGATCACTGTTCCTAAGGAAGCTGGTCAAGTTGCTGACACAGTTGTTGCTCGTAACATCATCAAGATGTATACGCGCCTTCTCCCAGCTTCACGCTCACGCGCTGTCTGGTACATCAACGCTCAGGTTGAGGAGCAACTCCGCACGATGAAGGACGACGAAGGCAACTTCATCTACCTCGCACCGGGCTCACAGTTGAACCAGACTCCGTACGGCCTCCTGATGGGTCTCCCAGTCGTAAGCATGATCGGCTCTATGCCTCAGCTTGGCGACGAAGGTGACATCATTCTCGCTGACCTCCAATACTTCTACACAATCGCGAAAGCGGGCGGCATGAAGCAAGCGGTTTCTCAGCACCTGTACTTCGACCTCGACAAGTCTGCTTTCCGCTTCACAATGCGCATCGACGGTTCTTGCCCATTCAAGTCACCAGTGACTACTGAATTCGGCAACTACCAGATGTCCGCCTTCGTGACTCTGGAAGCTCGCTAATCTGACTGACCGGGCAGGGGCCAAAATCCCTGCCCTACTTTTAAAACTGAATCCAAACCTTACGAGGAATACACAATGAAAAACGCATACTTTATGGAACTCCACGGCGCGAAGCAAGCTTTCGCTCCTGTCGACCTCAACACCGCTGCCATCACTGGCGCACGCATTGGCATGAAGAACGGCGACCGTCTGGCCATCGTTCTTAGCTTCGGCGCTTCTGTCGCCGCGACTGTTCAAGTCACGCTCCGCCAGCACGACGCTGCCGTTGGCGGTACTTCGAAAGACCTCGTGGTCGCGAACAAGTATTACCACAAGGCCGGCGCTGCCGAAGTCTTCACTCAGGTTGAGCCAACTGTCGCCGCTGCCCTCGTTGACGCTTCTGCGATCTTCGCTGCCGACGCTGGTATCCTGGTTCTCGAAGTTCTCGCAGAAGACCTCGACGTAAACGGTGAGTTCTCTCACGTTTCAATCGACGTTGCAGACTCTGGCGCAGCTAAGGTTGGCGCGGCACTCTACATCGTAAACGCTGACTTCAAGCCAGCTTACGAAGTTGCCCTGTAATCGAAAAAGTGCTGTAATCCTGCTTACACTTGAGGGGCCCATAGATTTGGGCCCCTTTTAATTTCTGGGGAGATTCACATGAAAACCTTAAAGCTCAAATTTAACGCAGATGCTTGGTACAACGGCAAACTGATTTACCGTAAAGACTCCGTTCACGATGTCACAACCGAAGGAAACTTTGCCCAGCGGTGGCTCAAGCGCGGCGCTGAGATCGTAGAAGAAGCTGTCCCGGTTGCAGTAGTCGAGGAAGTCGCCCCAGTAGTTGCTGAGGAAGTCGCCCCGGCCCCTGTCGAGACACGCCAGTCAAAGAAGTTTGCCAAGCACGCTAAAAAGACTGAAAATAGTGGAGACTCTTTCCTCGCGGAGCTCTAGATGAAATTCTCCAACCTGTTCAAGGTTTTCAATCGGGCAAGACCCGACGAGATCCTCGTTACTAAAAGAAACTTTGGATACTCGGGCGGGAGCACGGTCTCCACCGACACCTGCATGGAGGTTTCGGCTTTCTATCGCGGGGTCATTTACATCTCCTCTCAGATCGCCAAGCTTCCTTGGGAAGTTAAAGACGCGCAGAACAATATTATTGAAAACGATATTTCCTATTTGCTCAACGTCTCGCCAAACCCTGAGTCGACTTCCTTTCACTTAAAGCTTTTTTTGCTTCAATGCTCAATCATCAACGGCATGGGCTACGCCGAGATTGAGCGCACGCTGGATGGTCGGGTCAAGCACCTCTGGCCCTTGAATCCTCGCCGGGTTTACCCCTGGCGCGACTCCCAGGGTAAGCTCTGGTACGTCGTCTCTCAGGGTAACGAAGAAGGCACGATGGCTTATCTCGAGCCGAAAGACCTTTTCATTGTCCGAAACATTCACACCAATGACGGCGTGACGGGTCTTGGACTCGTGGGCTATGCCATGCAGACCCTGGGCATCTCGCTGGGTGCTGACAAGTTTGCCAATAGTCTCTTCGCCAACGGAGGTATGCCTTCCGGTGTTCTTACACACCCAGGACGGCTAAACGACGATGCGGCCAAGCGTCTTATGGCATCGTGGAAAGAGAATCACGGCGGGCGTAAGGTAGGC